AATACCGAAAAAGTTCTTGAAACCATCGAGCATATTAGAGCCAACTTCCATGATTGTGTCTATTGGTTTTTTAGCTAAGTCCTTGATACCTTTAAGGAGTCCACCAATTATGTCTTTACCAGCTTGCAGAAACTCTGGTATGTAATCAATTAGTTCATCTACCATATCACCCGTCATAGTTCCGATAGCTGTAATTATGGTTGGAATGTTTCTAACTATTGAGGAAGCTAAAGAAACCATTATCCTAATGGCGGCAACGGTTAAAGTGGGTAAATTTGCAACAACAAAATCTAGCAATGAAGTAAAGATATCTCCTATTGAATCCGCTAGCATGTCGGTGTTTTCCGATATCCCTTTAACCAATGCTTCCAGAATGTCGCTAGCGCCATCTATGAGTTTAGGCGCAAGGTCGGTTATCATAGGAATAATTCCGTCTAATACCTCCATGATAGTATCAACTAGAGTTTTAACAAAGTCATCTGTAGCACCTTCCGAACCTTCAAACATCCCTATGACAGAATCTAAAAGATTGTCGAAAGCTGGTATAAACTTCTGCGCTAGGTCAAGTTTTAAGGTCTCAATATTAGCCTTGATTTTATCTATTGAGAATTGAGTACTATCGGTCATTGTCTTAAAGGCTTCATCGGTGGCGCCTGTGGAATTACCCATATCGTCTAAGATTCCTGCGAACTTATCCGCACCATCACCGGCTAGGATTAGAGCGGCTTGTCCAGCTTCGATTGAGCCGAAGAGGTTATTTATTGAAGTGTTTTCTTCTTCTGCGGCAGTAGCAAGGATTCCCATAGCTTCCTGCATCGTTCCGCCTTTCTCAATGAATTGCGTGAACCCTTCACCGGCGACTTTCTGGAAAGCTATGTCAGCGGCAGACCCTTCTTTTCCGAGTTCGTTCAACATACCTCTGAGATTGGTAACAGCTTTAGTAGTCGAGCCTTTACCCATGATAGCGGTCATTGCGGCAGTTGCTCCGGCTATCTCGTCAAACCCTACTCCAAGTGAAGCGGCAATAGGAACAACATCACCCAACTTAGAAGCTAATTCCGGCATAGAAGTTACACCGTCTTTTACTGCGGTGAAGAGCATATCAGAAGCCTGTGCCGCTGTTAGTCCTGTCTTGGCATAGTTGTTCACTACGGTTGATAGAACGCCTACAGAGTCATCTAGTGAAGCTACACCAGCCTTAGCGAGTTTAGTTGCATCCTTTACAAAGTCGAAAACATTCTCTTTCGGAACACCTGCAGAGAGGGCTTGATAGACTGCTGGAATTACATCTTCCGGAAGAACGCCCATCTCTTTAGAAAGGCTTTTTACATCTTCGATCATGGACTCTTTCATTTCTTCAGAAGCACCGGGAATCAAAGTAAAAACCTCGTTCATTTTGTCTTGGAAGGTTACAAAATCTTTGACAGCAGAAACAGAGAAAGCAGTAACAGCCGCAGTAGCCGCACCTAAAGCGATCCCGCCAGCTTTTGCCATAGCGGAAAAACCCTTGGACAGATTACTTTTTAATGAGTTTATCTGACCGTTGATTTTCGAGGTATCAAGTTTTGAATCAATGATTACGTTCCCGTCTGCCATACCAACTCCTACAAGCTAGCCCAAAGGCTAGCTATACCCATTTCTTTTATTGCGTAATGTCTCTTTAGCCGATTGATGCTATCGACATATTCCGCATTGTCTTTCGTTCTCTTCGGTGGTGTCATTCCCCGAATATTTATCACGCTCTGTAGTTTCGTATCCTCCGGTAGAGAGTCAAAGAGTGTCATAAACTTCCACCAATGCAAATCAACTTCGTTCAAGTCGATACTGTACACCTGCATGAAAGCGGAATACACCCGACTTGAGTCCAATTCCCAATCAAACACCACTTCGCCAGAATCATCGTCAAAGTCTATCCCACGAGAAATATAGTAAGGAATATATGAAGCGAGGCGGGTAATCTTGTCCATATCCCTTACATAATTCCAAGTAGGAAAGAACATCGTTAAAGTCGTTATATCCTTTTCCGTCTGGTCTAGGTCATCATCTTCCAAAAGTCTAAAAAACCTTAGTGGTTGGCGGAAACTTGTGTTAATCGGAAAGTCTCCGTATTCTGTAGGGAGTTTGTCTATTAGTGGATTAAACCCCATATTGACGAGCCTTGTATTGCATACCTTCCGAGACTACGCCACTCAAGAGTACACAAAGGTCCATCAGATTGTAGATATCCTCATACATTACCCTCCAGAGTCGGTCAAAATCTCCAAGAATGAAGTTTACCATTATCTTAGCGGCTCCAAGTACATCTTCTACGTTTCCGGTTTCCTGCATTTTCGCCTGTGCTTGTTCGAAAACCACAAGGTTCTTCTGCGCTTCCTTGATGAAATTGTAATTAGATACTTCAATCTCATAGATTTTCCCAGAGATTTCCACTTCTTCGACTCTCTTTTCAAAATTCAATGTTTTCATACATTCCCCTTTAATTAATTAGTAAAAGTGAAGGGGGTTTTTACACCCCCATTAAGATTAAGCCATTATATCGCCAGATGCGAGAAGCTGAGCCAGATACTTCACAACTCTACCACGTGCGTCGAGTTCATACATGTTCAGATACTTACCAGCGGTAGCGGTTATGTTAGCCGCCGAAGTGTAGGCAATGACAGATACGAAACTATTAGCATTAGGTGCAGTTGTAGCACCGTTTTCAAGCCTATAACCGAGTGTGTTCCCTTCACCCGCAGTAGCCGTGAATTTAGTAGACTTAGAGACAGAGCCAGCCGCAACCGTAGCGGTCAAAGCAGGAGCAGTTCCAGCAGGGGTGAGAGTTCTAGGCCCGTTGAAATGAATCTCGAAACTGCCTTCCTGTTTCCCAGCAGGATCGCCACTAGGTGGAACGATGTTCGCTATAGTACAGAGCCCGGATTTCTGGTTTCCGTCTGCCAGAGAATAGCGAGCCTGAGTGTCTCTATTGCTTCCATACTTCTCGATCAAGTTCAAAACATAGTCCTGATAGGGTTCGCCAACGAATCTATCAAAGCCTACTGATATGGTTGTCTGTCCACCCGTAACCATTGATTCCCCGTTTCCTTCTCCGTCCATGTACTGAGCCTGATCAACCACCTCGTTAGGCGACGGGACTCGACTTTTTACACCTTTAGCGACTGCAATCCAATTAGGAGTGCCCCCGTAGTTGTTGTCAATTTCCAGTAATTCTTGATATCCAAGTGTTGCCTGTGCCATAATTTAATCCTCCATGTAATAATCTAAAGTAAATGATGAAATATATATTCGTTCATTCAACAGAGTTTTCTGTATGAAATGAGCAGAAGTAATAGTTTCCGACTTGATAAACTGAACGCCATTTTCAGTTTCAAATCCTTCGGGCAAATCTAAGACTTGTTCAGCGAGAAAGAGAAGTGCCACTGCCTCTTGAGCATCGACATTCCTAGCGTACAATGAGTAAGAGAAAACGCCTGCTCTGCTCTTATCCATATATCGGGTCTCTACGGATTGACCGGGATCGCTTCGTATCATCAAGCGTGTGGATTCATCATCATAGAATGAATCAACGTCAGTAATGACAATTCCGTTAGCCGTTAAGAAGTCCACAAGTTCGGTTATTATTCTCATGCAAAAGTCCTTTGAACCATCGAGAGCCAGTCCTTCTTATATCGTTTCTTCGCTTCCTCAAACCATCTGGAAGTTGCATTAGGATTAGCATCTTTTGAGAAGTTATAATCAACTCCGTAGTATTGAGCCTTAGCGTAAGGTGCATCCCAAACGACTTGCCCACTTCCGGGATTGCTCCCTCTAATTCCTGAAGAAATAAGATTTCCGGTATCCATAGGACAAAAATAGTTTGAATCCTTCATTACTTGATTATCGAACGCAAATTGAACCTTGCCACCCATACGGTCAGCAAGTCTTTTCACGGTTCTTGAAGTATCGAAGTTCAGTCTAATGTCCATTTTCTCTCCTAGGTGAGGTAAATCTCTAAGTGATGTAAAGCCCTTTCATCGGAAGCCTTAAACACTTCTCTAATCGTTAATTCCACTCCATCATACACTATTTTGTCAAGATTA